GTAAGTCTCTTGTTGTAAACTTGCCAATCTCCTTATCAAAGTATGTTTCTCTCAACCTGCTCATTCATTATCCTCCTCATATATTTTTCGTTTAACTTATCTCTTTCATTAATAAAATTAAAAAGCTCTCCCTTTGTTGTTTCGTTAAAATGATTTAGTAAAAATTTTATTACTTTTGACCTTGAACTTAACTTTAAAAATAATTGTAAATCAACCAGAATATTATCAACATCTGCTGTAATGGAGATAACATTACCATTTCTACCTCTTTTTTGTGAATTTCTAGGTTTCAAACTCATGCTACTTCCTCCTGTTTTGCTCTTTCATAATCTTTAATTGCACTATCTAAAATGTCTTGTAAATGACCACAATTCTTTCCTTCCTTTACAACCCTATCTAAATTAAAAGAATAGATATTATATTTTGAAAGAATAGGCACATCTTCCTTATTAACTTTAGTATAATCTTCTATTGATACAATTCTTTCACCACTCCAAAACTCAAAGTCGCCTGTATAAATATCTTTAAAAATCCAACCAACATTACACTCCCAATCTAAGAAATAAAGTTCCCAATCCTGCTTATCTAATTGGTCGTATGTCATTGTGGTATAACATAAAACTTGATTACTATATTCATAGTCTCCATCTCTTGTAAGTGTATTAACAAAAATATATTTTTTATTACTCATTCTCTAACTCCTTAATTTTTAAATCTTTTACAGGATAGCCCATGTATCCTAATTGTTTTATAACTCTTGCTTTACTTTGGTTAGATAACTCATGCCAAAAATCATTAGTAATCCATTCAATGACTTCCTCTAACCTTTCCTCAGTATTAAAGTTTTCAAACATAATTTGTTCATCTGATTTATATATGACTATCACCCTTGCACCTCCTCAACAATTACTGTTCCACAACTTTCGTTGTATTTTTTTGCATACTCTTTGCGTAGTTCGTTATCTTCAACATCAATTAGAGTATCAATGTCCGTGTTTGGATAATCTTCTGTATCAATTACTTTTGTTAGCGTAAAAGTATCTTTAGCTATTAATGTAATATTCATTGTTGCACCTCCTCTGCTTTTCTTTTGTTTAATAAATTTGTGTATCTAGTCCAAAGCATCCTATCAGTAGGGTGGACATCACCACTAACACGCCACCAATACTCACTTTCTTTCCACCCTTTGTAATATCTTGACTCAACATTACTAAGTTTTTCTTCTATTTGTTTTACTGTTAATTTCTTACTCATCATCTACTCCCTCATCTTCAAAATCATCAGCATTTGCATTTGTTTGACCAATAGTCCTACCCATTTCATAACTACCACAGCTAATCATAAGTGGGGCAAGTTTACCAAAATGATCTCTACCTTGGTTTGCATTTACTTTTGGTGTGCGTCCAAACTCAGAAGTCACAACAAGCATAACTCTTTCGTACATACCCCTTGCTTCCAGTGTGTCCATAATTTTAGCTAAGTATGTGTCTAGTACAACCTGTGTGTTAGATAACGATGCTCCAATATTCTGATGCATATCCCAACCGCCAAGGTTAAGTGTTACAAACTTCGACCCAGCCTGCAAAAGCCTGATTGCGGTTAAAGCGTCTGAGCCAAAAGAGTGCTCCTTGAACGAGTTGTAGTCTTTATCTTCTTCTACTCTAAACGATTTGGAGGCATTACCCAGAATAATGTCTACGGATTGCTCACGGAGTGCAGACCAGTCTTTAGCCAATTGTTGTTCTCTGGCTTTAAAACCTTTGTCAATTACGTTTAGTGCAAATAATCTTTTTTTGAACGCATCACTACTGCCAAGAAGTTGCAGATCTTTACGCCCCTCCTTGGTAGCATCAAACCCCATATACTTACCGCCAAGCCAAGCAGCATCATCGTGAGCGAACCCACCAATCTTGACGTAGTGTGGTAAACCATCCTCTGTGTTTGGACCATGATACCTACTCATCATACTCCCATGACTAGGCCACTTGGAGCTTGTTCCAGCACCAAAGTTTGCTTCACCAGTAACCACCCAGTGTACAGAAGATGCGTGATTCTGATCTCTATGACCAAACGCTCTAGGAATTACAATCTTATTTGTACGCTTGGATAATTCTTTAAACAATCCGCCAAGCTCGATGCCGGTAACATTTGTTTTAGTATGACCCGTTACAGATCGCCTGTCAGCAGGAGCAAGTGGTATAGGATTAAAAGTCTCAATATGAGATGCCCCACCGTTAAGAAAAACGAAAAGGACGGCAGTTTCGTCACTATTTTTTGAATCTGCATAACTAGCTTCTACATTACCTACTACGAATGTTGCGGCACCAAGTTTGACAAAATCTCTTCTTTTCATATTATGTTTCCCAAGTTTCTATATCTGATGATGGATTTGGCATCATCTGAATTGGTACTGGAACCTGTTTAATGACAACTGGAACATGTCTCTTATACTCCCAAATCGTATACAAGAGAAAACCAAACTAAGCAGCAACAAAAAAACCTAACATAAAATCTTTCACCCCGCTCACGATATCACCCCCTTTTAGCCCGGAGCTTCGTAGAAGCCTATATTGAACCCCGGACGGGTTAACTTTTTGACTGTTTCCTGCATACCATGTTCCTTCAAGTGCTTCTCTGTTATTATACACATATTTTCCGTCTCACCTTCAAACTTATTTTTACAAAAATGACATAGATATTTACATCTAAAGTCTGTTCTCGTAGGATCTAGTACAGATGGATTATTATTCTGTCTGATTTCTTCTACCCGCTTTTTGAGCATACCTAGAAACCTATCCTCATCCTCCTTGGTAAAACAGAAGCTATAGGGTGTAGGATCTGGTTCCCCTTCAGTATCTTTATAGAAGAAAATACTCATAATTCTATTGGGAAAATCAGGGAACATTTTAGACATAGCGTAAAAATACAGCAATAACTGTGGGTCATTCATCATTTTTTCGTAGGTTTTTTCTTCACCGCTCGCCCAATTCAGGCGGCGACCGCTTTTCCAGTCAACCACCTCGATTGTGTCTTCATTTACAAGGGTAACGAGGTCAATTGTGCCCTTAATAGCTAATTGACCCTTCTGAGTATTACCGTTTGCATCTACAAAATCAAATTTAGCCCAGTCCTCTTCAATTGGCAGGTCGAAATGGGGCTCTGGGTAGTATACATTTCTAAGTCTAGGGTCAAATTGACCATTGTTGTGAGTTAAAAAAGTATAAACTGTGTCGCTGACTTCTTTACGTTCTTTACGATAAAACTTATGTACAGATGTTTCGCCGTAATCTTTGATGGATCTAGCGATCAATTCGTCTACAAAGGCGTCAGTGTAGAGATCATCCTTGCTAACTCTGACTTTTCCACACTTATCATCTTCGATTTCTAGCCATTTTCTACGAGGATTGTCCTGCTGAAACTTTTTAAGTCCAGCAAGAATCTCCATGACCTTGTGGGCCATAGTTCCCATGTCTGCTCTTTTACCACTAGCACTTTGCCAACCTAGAACGTAGGTCAGAAAATATTGCATCTGGCAAAATTCATAATTGTTGTAGGAAGAACTTCTCACATAGGTTACTAACATCTTATTCCTTTAGTTTACGGTAAAATTCTGTAACCTTCACCATCAGAACGTCGATGCTTTCAATTTTATTGTCAATATAATCTGTGAAGGGGTAGTCATCCAGAGCTACTTCGCTCGAATGGTTATCCTCGTGAACCTTGCGTGTTAGTCGCACAACCTTGCCACCGGCTTGTTCAATAGCTTTCGCCTCGTTGGGGAAGCGAACGTCTGCAATAATTGCCAGTTCTGATTGTTCCTGTTGTATTTTCTTGATGCAAGCATTGACCCAGATTGGTTCGTACATTTTACGCATGATATCTGTGCCAAGATACTGCATGAATTCACGGGCGGTCATTGGGCCAGTGTTATCGACCAGTAGACTCCAAACCGGCATATTTTCCCATACCAAATGTTCCTGTATCTGATTCTTCTGTTCATCTGTCCCCCAAACGCACTCATAGGGAATATCAAAAAGTTTAATACAAATCCACTTAAGATGATCTGCAAAACTATACAATTTTACAAAAGGCCACATGTTATAATCTGCCCACTCTGCAAATTGTTCGTCTTGCCGTGTAATATCGAACTCGCCCCAACCGCTTCCATCCGTAGAATCAATCATTAGTTGTCCTTCGCCACCAATACTCCACTCTTTTATGAATCCCTCTTTTTTGAGAATAATCCCATGAAGTATATTGGCAGTTGTATTTTTACCGGCTTGTTTTCGTCCCGAAATTCCTACGATCATTAATAGTACCCTCTTAAATCTTTTAGAATGTTTTGTTCTATAGTCTCATGAAGCATACCCCCTAAATCTTTCGTATGCATTTTGGGGAATACCAACTTAAATAATCTTCCTAACTCTCTTTTGATTTTAATCTTGGACTCTCGACCCGCTTGGTCGTTGTCGGTGAGGACAACAAGTCTGGTAGCACCACTATTTAGTAATAGCTTACGCTGTTGTGATGATATGTCTTTGCCAAATAGTCCGACCGCATTTTTTACCCCGCACTCCCAAAGTCTCCAAACGTCACCCTGACCTTCTACTAGGAACAAAGTATTTAGATGAACCATTGAGGTGGTGGCGTTGTGGTAGTTGTAGAGGTAGTCTGACTTTCTGATTCCCTTAGAGAATATGTATTTAGGCTGGATGAAATCACGGGTTGCTCTCCCGATGTATCCAACATATTTTCCGTCAACGCCCCAGATGGGTATAATAGCCCTGTGTCGAAGAACTCCCCTTGTGTCATTTGGTGTTTGTTGAACTCCAAAAAATCGCAGCGTTTCCGGTTCGTATCCTCTAGCAATGAAATACGGTGAAGGGCACGACTCAGTTTTTGGTCTTGATAAATGCTCCACTTCACATGGGCTTCTATCTGCTCCTCTAGATCCTTTGATTTGGCGTACAAGCTCGCTGAAATCATTATCACGCTTAGGATTATTAGTATTAATGCCGTTATCATTTTTAGATGCTCCATTTACATCGTACAATTTACAAACATATTTGAGTGCATCAGAAAATGAGTCTGTTTGCAGGCAACCCTTGATGAATCCCCAAATATTACAACTATAGTGATCGTGACACCCACGAGTCCAGCAACGCCACACTTGTTTGTCTAGCGAGATCGACAATCCTTGTGGGTTATCACTACCCTCATGGATAGGACACTTCATAAAAATATTATCAGCGTCTTGAGTATATTCTAAATCAAAACTATCCAATAACTTATAAATGTCTTGGAAGATAATGTCGCGTACTTTGTTCAAGTCTAATGTTGTGCTTTGACGTACAGCCTTGCCACACATGTGCAATTACTCCCACAGTATTTACAGTTGCTTCTAGTATCATTATAGTATTCAGGAAGCTCTTTTGCAAGCTCAAAACCGAAATTTTCTAGGTTTTTACAAGACATACATCGACCATCTGGACGAACCCAAGCATAAGAGATCACTTCTTTGCAATCTCCTAAATACTTTAATCTTTCTTCTGTTAATCTTTTTCCGACACCTTGTCCTCGATAGTCTGGATGTACAACGATACATCGTAGAATACAATCTCCTACTGCTGCCCATCCTACTACTTTGTCACCATCAAGTGCTATCCATGCACACTCGATTTCTTCTAGATGGTTTTTAAAATAACCAACAGCAAACGCTTCGTCTACAAGCTCAACTGCGTCGAACATTTGTTTATAGCCAAACAGCGGGCTGGGTATCGCTGCGTATGTAATCATTAGACACTCTGATCGTTATGAGTACGATTAACACGAACAAAACGTGCCGTTTTACTAAAGTCCTTTAATGAAGTAGCTCCCGTATAAGCACAAGCACTACGAACACCACCGCAAATATCTCGAACCACTCCATCTACTTTCCCCTTGTATGGAACTTTTTTGACTCTACCTTCGCTGGTAGCGTAATCATTCATACCATCGTTGTGTTTGTTTTGAGCTTTCTCTGAGGACATACCATAGAAAAGTAAATTTTTCTTTTTTTCTGATATGTCATATTCCCACTCGCCTTCGCACTCATCTGCTCCTGCCAGCATACCGCCCAGCATCACAAAGTCTGCTCCAGCAGCATAGGCTTTAGCTACATCGCCAGCAGTCCTACAGCCACCATCTGCACAAATGAGACCCAGTTTACCGGCATCAGACCTTAAACCGTGAGCTACGTGGGCACACTCTGCGATAGCTGAAAGCTGTGGGTATCCAACACCCGTTTTTAGGCGGGTCGTACATGCAGAACCGGGACCAATCCCAATCTTTACAATGTCAACTTCTCCATGTAGGATAAGTTCTGACACCATCTCTGGTGTGCAAACATTGCCCGCCATAATAATTGAATTGGGAAATTCTAATCTGATTTTGCCGCAGTAGTCAACAAACCTCTCTGTGTAACCATTAGCAATATCAATACAGATATTAGGTTGAATAGATGAATTATCTTCGATATAGAATAAACGCTCTAGTTCATGTTCAAGATCCATACCAATACTAATCCAAACATTATGCTCTACATTATAATATTTGTAGTAGTCATCTATCACATCGGCGGCATAGTGCTTATGTAAACATGTGACCATTTGTTTGGTACTGAGTGCAGTACCCATCTTAAATGTTCCCGTAGTGTCCATATTAGCTGCCACCAACGGTATGCCATGCCACTCTTTCGGTGAATGATAAAATTTGAACTTTCTGTTTAAATCTACTTCTCTCCTACTCGCTGCCTTCGATCTTTGTGGTACGAGTAAGACATCATCAAAGTCTAGTTTCGGTTCTGGATCAATTTTCAGCATCTTCTTCCTCTATGTCAAATGGTACATCGGAACCTTCAATTACATCACCATCGGGTGACGACCTAATTTCATCTCTGGTTCGCAACTCAAGCAGTTGTGCATGTTCGCCAACCATGTTCATATTAATATAATTACCGTCAAGTAATCCAGCACCGTGACGAGCCTTTAATGTGACAACCTTTCTGTTACCACCATTCGGACCGTCTTCTGCCAGTTCCTCTGCGGATTTTAATTTAAATATCGAGAAGGATGTACACAACCAAATGATACGGTCAGATCCGCTCACAGCGTCTGTAGATTCCTTAGTGATACCATCGCGGTTCAACTGAACAAATGATAAACATGGGAAGTCATATTTAACCGTCAGATTGTGCAACTCTGTGATTTGAAAACCGAGAGCCTGATATTCTTGAATGTTATTTGTAATACCTGATGATGACATAAGTTTAAGATAATCGTATACAACAAGGCAGTCATTGGTTCTGCCGTTTTCGTCTTGACCAACTTCACGAAGAATCCATCGTTTGATGATATTCATAATGGTTTCAAACGGGGCACCAGCGACACTAACATAGGTGTAAGGAATATCTCTAATCTCTTCTGCTGCATTTTTAACAGCAATAGCTTTTTCGTCATCTTCTGAGAACTTACCGGTTGCAATATCTTGAATAGGAACACCGCTGATGTTGGCGAGAATCCTGTTGAGGTGATCCTCTTTGCTCATCTCAGTATCGAGCATAAGTACAGGAATTCCATTCCTAGCATTATGCAAAGCAACATTATCTGCAAACACAGACTTGCCCACTCCGGGCCTTGCGGATACGAGATCCACACACTTACGACGTAAGCCACCACCAATGACAGCATCAAATCTGGGAAATCCACTGGACATTCCTATTTGGTCACATTTGTTTTCGATTAGAAATTCGATGTATTCGTCAAGATCATCGCCAAGCATCTCTGGCTTTTGACCCGATTCATCATCACGCAAAAAATCCATGAGTGGAGTTTCTACAAGATTGATGATATCATCAATGCTCTCGTCTCCAACAATGGAATCAATGTCTTTATCTATTTTTTTAGCAATACGTTTTGCATTGCGGGCAAACTCAAACTTTTTAACCTGTGCAGCAAAATGCAGAACGTTATCCTTTTTTACAGGATAGTCCATCAGGTCACGAATGTAGTTTAATTCTTGCTCTGTCTTAACAACCTCTGTAAGATTTAATTGTTCGGCAGCAGAAAGAATTGATGGAATATCAGCTACAGCATCATTCTCCAACACCTTTTCAATACATTTGTAAATGACTTGATTGTTACGATTAGCAAAACTACTATGCGTAATAAAGTCACTTATTTCAACATAAGATTCAAAGCCATAAGCAAACAAGCCAGCAAGTACTGCTCGTTCAGCACCAGTATCACCAAGCCGATTGTCCATAATATTTCTATTACCTTCCTGTGCATCGGTTACATCTAAAGTATTCACCGTGGACCAAAGCGGGATTGACTTGGAAATCACGACCGCACACATGACATTCAACAGTGCGTTTCTTTACTTTGCCCCTATTTCTTGACGTTTTACCCATACGTTCAAACTTCTGAGGGTCGAAGTCTGGATCTCTATTTTCTCCATCATCTACCCATTGGTTCTTTCTGGCTCTCACCGGAGTTTTCCTTTTATCTAGGTCATTATCTCTGACTACCCTAAAATCCTCTGTCACATTTGACCGAGGTGTTGAGGAAACCGTTTCCTCTTGTTTTGGTGCTGGCTCTGCGTCTGTGTCTTTTTTCAAAGAACCAGCTAGACTGTTTAACAGTTCAGCTTTCTGCTCGTCTGTCATAGTATTTAGTAATGCTTTTATAACATCGTCACTCATTTTCTCTTTCCTTTTTCGATTAAGATATCAGCCTTGCGGCGAACATTATATTCCCTACTCTTTAATAGTTCTAATCTACTCTCCGCTGTTATTAGCCATTCGTTAATACTTTTTGCTATGTCGTTTTCTCTTTTAACCAAGTCAACTTTAGTTTCATATTTCATAAACTGTACTTCAATCTGCGTGACTTCACTTGCCACAATACTGCCAAGATTTTCTTTGCACCACCTGACAACATTTTCACTTTTTGAACGGCACCAAGCTATATGGTCTGCATACTGATATAACTGATAAGCATAGTTGAAACAGTCGTCTTGAGTCAACTTCTCCATCTTTTCTAGTGTTAGAGTCTCTGCAATAGCAAACTCTGGATTAAACTTGGTTGGGGAAATGTTTTCCGCTGTAATGTATCTGTCAATACCCTCAACAAATAATTTCAATCTATCTGCTGCGTTCAATTTTCTCTCTCCAATATTCTGGGTCTTCGTCCCAACGTAGCTCTACAAGTGTGATGTCGTTAATTCTGCACCACTCTTTCTTGTCTAAATCTCGCTTCTTGGCTTGTGCAAAACCAACTCTAGATTTATGAAAGTATGGCACATACTTAAAGTGTTGTTCACCATGCACCTCAATACCTATTGTACACGATGGAATCAAAAAGTCAAGGGCTAATTTGGATTTTTTTGTAGAAGAACCGGGAAGCGTAACTTCTTCAAGTACCTGATATGGATGAAATAGCTCTACTATAAGTTCCCTAGCTTGTAAGTGGTAGAAGCTACGCCTAACCCTTGTGCTAATTAAGTATTTTTTGGTATCGAGGTTATATTCTCTACCATTCAAGCCTGTGACTTTCATTAGAACAAGTCTCTTACTTCTTCGATAACAATATCTCTAAGGTCTTGGTTGTCGTTCAAAAAGTTGACTAGCTTCTCCATCCCCTGAAACTTAAACGCTTTGGTTACAGCTTCTAGGTCGTCTATATCAACCTCATTATCCTTAAGGTAATTTGCAACAAGAATTTGATCTTTGTTATCTACTAAACAAGAAATCGTATACCAAGCACCTTTTGCTTGGATAAGGGCAAAGTCTGTAGCGATCTGTGCAATTTCTTGCGATTCATCAATACCGACACCGTAACGAATCCAACTTGCGGCTGTGCTCATAGGTGTGCCACCAGCGGCAGAAGTCTTGATTACCCAGTTAGCAACTTGACCAACGTGATTACCCGATTCTTTGGGTACTTCCCACTTGCCACGGTGTGTGATGACCATGTTGGTTCCAGCTTGGAACTGTAACATGTTGCCACAGTCTGCCATCTTACTTGGTGCAAAACGTGAACCACCAGTGTTAGCGATATTGTGAGTGATAAATACAGCGATGGCTTTCATGCGTGATACGTCACCACTGATACGCTTGAAGAACATAGACAACAAGCGTGGTAGAGCGTTACGAACACCTGTTCGGATCTCTCCATCAATCTCATCCTGTGGAACCATATTGGATGTAGAGTCGCAGATTAAGAACAGGTTTTCTTCTTCTTTAAGAAGTCGCTCCATAATATTGAGATATGTCTCTGCCGATACGACAGGTGTATCGTCCGTAGCTTGGACAATTTGAATAGCATCAACATCTAAACCTTTGATGCCACGAAAGTTCTGCTTGGTCAAGCGACCTTCGGTGTTAAGATAGTATACCTTCTTGCCTTTGGCTTGTGCTTTAGCGGCGGCGTAAAGTGCAGTTGTTGTTTTACCGGTTTTAGGATCACCGGTCATAACTACTACTTGACCTTCTCGCAATCCACCACCTAGTGCCATATCCAAGGCAGGACTGACGCTAATAGTATCATACGTCTCTAAGGACTCAAGAACCTTTGTTCCAGACTCAATTACATTCCCATACTTCTTACAAAGTGTTGCAACGGTTGGATCATCATATTCAACAGCTTTACTCTTCTTCTTCGCCATTTTCTAGTTTCCTCAATTTATGTAACAGGTTTTTCTTTCCGTAGCTTTTATTACGAACAGTTGGATCTTTTTTGATATCTATCTCTTGTTTCGGTTTAGCATTTTCTTCTTTTAATAGTAGTTCGTATTTAGATATAACACCAATACATTTCGGGTGATTTAAAGAAAAAATACCTTTAAAATCAGAAGAGTTTACAGCCTTGACCAGTGCTTCCTCGCTAAAATCTTTTAGAATTTTCTGAGCAGCCCACAACTGTTTCTTAAACGTCCAGTTCCAAGGTTTTTTATTCCAAAATTTATAAGGTAATGATCCAACGTTTTTATTCTCAGCGTTTCTTCTACACATAATTTCAGCTACATAGGCAGCACATGTGCAGTAATCACCCGTAGATTCATGTTTGTACCTGCTCTTTTCTGTTCTTTTTCTTTGTTTCATAATAGATCATAGCCTCATCAAAACAATTTTCAATATCATCTAGGTATTCTTTTTCTCGTATGAGTTCCGGTATAAGCCACATTTCTTTGTGGACTTGACCATCTCTAAGCACACCGGCAGTATAGTACTCTTTGGTTTTCATACCAATAGCACCAAGTACGGATCTTACAAAGTAAATACCATCTGCATCAGTCACATCTATTATACATTTGTTAGACCGAAATTGCAAGTGTAAATCTTCAACAATTACAGAGTTTTTATTGCAGTACTCTTTAACATTATACCATTCGTCATAATCGTGAAAGAAAAAGTGCTTACCGTCTGAGGTCATAATTTTTATCCATATGACTTTGGTCGCACCCTTCCTGTTCTTCTGATAAAACTCTGACCACTTTTTATTATCCATTATCTAATCCTTGTTGTACACTGGTTTGATCTAGTGCTCCCCCCTTTTCCCCATTTGACTTCATCTGAGTGAACTGCTGCATTTTCAGTCATAACAGTTGACCCTTTGTTATTTCTTGCAAATTGCTGATAAAGAAGGGTTTCAGCCTTCTCTGTTTCTTCCACAGCAACGGTTTTTAGAAATTTATTTATTGTAGATTTCGCACGATCAAGATCTTTGCAAAGTTTCTCAATCGGTTTGTCTAGATGGTTTTCTATATAAAACTTTTCAGCTTTACTGAGTGGTCCTTTCTTAGTCATTTAAAAATCCTCTACTAGCCTTGGTTAAGTAAATTGAATTATTAGTTTTTAAATATGTAACGTAAAAGTCAAATGTATTCCTTGAAACCTTTTTCATTTGCGTGTCTAAGTTACGTTCTCTTCTTCCATATGGACCCATCGGATCGAATGGTGTACTTTGATATATCCTAATGTAGTAGTTTTCTTTCTCATTAGTATTGAACTTTACAAGTTTCGCGTAATGCGGCAGTTTATGAGTTTCTTTCTCATTTAAAACGTTTCCTGTTTTTCCAAAAAACAATGTTGTTTTCTCATCCGTAGGCAAGAAGTTACCTTCTACATATTTCATTTTCTACCCTCCATTATGTATTTTATGCGTTGTTTATCTGACATCTTGTTAATTTCTTTATAAGTAGCGTCTCCATACTTCTTATTTTCATACCAAGCCTTCGGAGCTTCTGGTGTTGCCTCCCTTTTCTTATGTTCTTCTTCCTGTAGTTTATTTTTATCTCTTTGATAATTCTTATCGCCTATACTTCCAATAGTATTATATCCTACGACTGAACCGTGGATACCGCCAGTTATAACCTTGAATAGCTTATTCTTACCGCAGGCGGGGCACTCTGTAAGTGGCTCATCTGATACTTTTTGAAATTCCTCAAAAGAATGTTCACACTTTTTACATTCATAAATATATGTTGGCATTTAATTCTCCAATGCTCGTAAAAATCTTCCTATGATACCGTTCCTCTGAATATCATTATAATCTAGTTTACAAATACCAATACCTTCAACGTTATTCAACTTATTCATACAATATGAAAGGCCGCTACGACCACGCAGGTCATTTTGCTCAATATCGCCATTGATAATTACTTTACTGTTTTCTCCCATGCGAGAGACAAACATTTTAATTTGATCTTCTGTACAGTTCTGTGCTTCATCAAGTATCATATATGTGTTATGAAATGTTGATCCACGCATAACTTCTAGAGGTTTATATTGGATTTGTCCTTCATTAGAATATAGTCCATACAATGCTTGACCGAGAAAGTATTTTACATTTTCTTTCATGGGTAAAAGATATGGTGCAATTTTTTCACCCATCTCTCCGGGCAAAGATCCAATGTCTTTACCAGTACAAATTAATGGTCTAGATACAATAATTTTTTCAATCTTTCCATGATGAAGATGCTGTGCTGCTATTCCCGCTGCGATAAATGATTTACCAGAACCAGCAGGCCCAGAACAAAAAATAATATCATTCTCAATAATAGATCTAATATAATCGCGTTGGTTATCAGTTTTAGCCTCTAGAGGTACAAGTTTAGTATTAGGTCTTTTGTCTTCTCGTCTTTGTCGTTTAGTTCTCATTTAAACCCTTTTATGTCGGAAAGTTACAGGTCGGCCTCCTTAACGAACACACCGTCAACCATCTGTCCTTTCCTATCTTTAATATCATCCCATGCCCTTTCGAGACATTTAGAGATGCTAAGTTTGTTCCTCTCTGCGATATTGATTAACACAACTATCATGTCGCCAATATCGTCAGAAACATCCTTACCTTTGCAAATATTATCAGAAAGCTCACCAGCCTCCTGCATTAGTTTGCAAAACTGATCTTTATCTGTAGATCCTTCAATCAGATTGCGGTCGTGATGCCACCCCGTAATCTTCTCAATGTAAGTCTTAGTTCCTACGTTACGTGGAATGTTATTTGTACTTCCAAGCATCGCCTGTCTTACTAAATAGTCCTTACATTCATCACTCATAAGTAAAACCTCCTAGATCCATGTCATCCAAATCGTTCTTACTTGCACCAATTTTATAACTGGTGATCTCATGTTCCTGCGGAGCTACCTGAACGCTTTCGCTTTGCATCCAAGCCTGTGTCCATCCAGCAATAGGGTTCTTGCCAACGTTTTCGTAAGGCAACCCAATTGATTTTCTTCGGGACATACACAACCAATCAACATACTGGTGTAACACATTCTCATTTAGTCCGATAATTGAACCATTTTGAAATAAGTATGATGCCCATTCTTTTTCTTCTTTAGCTGCGTTATCAAACATTTCAATAGCAGCATCTTGACATTGTTTTGCGGTATTGATAAATCCTTCCGACTCTTCTGTGTGGAGAATTTTTAGAATCTGCTGGGTATTGGCTAAGTGTAATGCCTCATCACGCTTGATAAGTTTAATGATGTCTGCGTTCCCAACCATCTTTTTGTTCTCTGCAAACGCAAAACTGCAAACAAAACTAACGTAGAACCTTACAGCCTCAAGAATATTAATACTAACAACAGTCATATAGATTTGCTTCTTCAAGTCTGCTTTAGAAGTTGTATCGCAAGCCATACCCATCAAGTTATTATAGTCTGAAATAGCACTCTTTGCCCGCTTCATAATCTCTTTGTCTTCATAGATTCCTCCAAAAATTTCAGAGCTATCAGCAAAGACATTTTGAATGATATAACTATAACTTTGTGAGTGGATCTTCTCAAAGAATTGCCAAGTCATCAGACAGGCTTCTAGTTCTGTGTTAGTAACAAACTCTAGCAGAGTAGGAACACCGCGACAGATTACACTATCAAGCATAGTCTGGTATTTAAGATTGGACGTAAAGATAAACTTTTCATTATCTGACATCTCTTTGAAGTCGCCGCGATCTTTTTTTAGCTCAATCTCTTCTGGTCGCCAGAAGTTCATCATTTGCTTACTGTCAAGATCTTTAAAGATGGGGTACTTAACAACGTCATATCGCTGCACTCCAAGATCTTTACCGAGGAATAAGGGTTGGCTCATAGGGTCAACATTTTTAGTATTGAAAATAGTTTTCATTTCTGCTCTCTTGGTTTACTAAGTTTTATTCTGTATTCTGGTGATAAAAAATCTCTTGCTTCTACTTCTGGGTCATAAGTTGTGTGAGAAGTTATCGTTCCAATAGCGATTATTTTTCTCATACATTTAGACTTGTTATCGTAGAATATCTGTTCCCACTTTCCGGTTCTCCAATTCTTTTGTGGAAGTCCGGTTTTATCTAACATCCTCCAATCAACTATCTCAAAGTTATGTCCCCACACCCTATCTTCTTTGGTCTTGCTCCAATAATATGTTCTCTTCCAGTTTTTGTAAATACATTGTTCTAGTGTTGGGGTGTTTGGATCTGCCCAATTCCTATGTACGTGGTTCACTTCGATAATGTCAACGTAGTCAACCACATGTGTTTGAACAGGCGTTATGCTTAATATAACTGCAAATAAAAGGCTAATCATATTGCACATGCTCCTGATTCGCAGTTCATTTCTTTTTCTGTTTCGCCATCACCATCCGGCGTGTTGGCATAGTAGAAATTCTTTAATCCATACTTATAGCCATAGATTTGATCTTTGATAAGAACACTCAGTGGAATATTTCCATCCTCGTAGTGAGAGTAATTGTAGTATAGGTTTGTACTCATACTCATATCCACAAACTTCTGGATCACAGCAGCTACGTTGAGCATGGCTTGATTGTTTGGCATGTCCCACGCAAGCGTGTAGAAGTTCTTTCTCATATGATAATTTGGCACTAATTGTTTCAGTACACCATTTTTTGCCTTCTTGTGAATCAGCAACGATCTGACGGGTTCAATTCCATTGGTAGAGTTCTGAATAACGGAGCTAGACTCGCAAGGCATAACAGCAGATAGAGTAGAGTGCCGAAGACCATGTTTTTTAATCCTCTCACGTAACCCCTCCCAATCCATGTTATAATTTGGTTTAATTAATTCGTCTACAGTTTTCTTGTACCAGTCGATAGGTAAAAGACCGTCCGAGTATTTAGTTTCATCAAATTTAGAACATGCACCCTTTTCTTCTGCCAACTCACAACTTGCATTTAGCAGATTCCACTGGATCTGTTCCATAGTCTCATGAATCAACTCTAACGCTTCGGGATCTTCATACTTTAGTTTGTTCTTAGCTAAGAAACCAGCAAGGTTAGTAATACCAATTCCAAGTGATCGCCTATTTTTGGTAAAGTTTTCGCCTGCAAGTACGGGGTAATCTTGGTAATCAATAACAGAGTCAAGAGTCCGTACAGCAATTCGACATGCTTCTTCAATATCTTTCTCATCGTTCATCTCCAACAGGTTCAAAGCCGACAAAATGCAAATACCAATCTCACCTTCTGCATCATCAATAGCCTGAATAGGATTTGTCGGATGAATAATTTCTTGACAAAGATTTGACATATAGCATGGTACACTCCACGATCCGTGTTCATTGGCTGAGTCAATATTCATACTGTAGATACGCCCAGTTTCCAGACGTTCGCGAGCAAAGATTTCTGCCAGCTTTCGTGCGGGAACTTTCTTAAACTTTAAAGATGTTGCTCTTTCATATTTAAGATATAGCTCTTCAAACTTCTCGTTGTTACCAAACGCCTCATACAAACCCTTTGCTTCGTTGGGGCTGAACAGGGTAATATCTTCGTTAGCAATTAAACGATCATAGAATAGCTTACAAAACTGAATACTGTAATCTAATTTACGCACTCTGTTGTCGTCTGTACCGGCATTGTTTTTAAGAACCATAATGTCCTCAATCTCATAATGCCAGAATGGTACATGCACCGTAGCAGAGCCTCCACGAAGCCCATTCTGAGACGTTGATTTGACTGCCGACTCAAAGTTCTTTAAATATGGAATGAGTCCTGTGTGGATGACTTCGCCGCCTCTGATGGGTGAGTTGATTGGTCGCATACGTCCGATGTTGAGTCCAATTCCTGCTCGTCTGGCGGTGTATTTTCCAACAGCATGTATGCTGGAAAAAATAGCATCAAGGTTATCATCAATATCAACCAAAACACATGATGCAAACTGGCGTATATTAGTCCTAACACCAGCCATGATAGGAGTAGGTAGGTTAATTTGGAACGTTGAATAACAGTCATATGCCTTCTTTACTTCGTTAATATCATCGAATAAACACATGGCAATAGCCATATAAGCAAACTGTGGAGTCTCATAAATGTGTCCTGTGCTTCTATTTTTCACCAAGTATTTATCAATCAACTGTTGTAGACCGGCATATGTAAACATATCATCACGACTATGATTGATGTATTTACCTAGAGCGTCGATCTGTTCCTCATTCCACTTTTTCTCTATTTGTGGATCATAAACTCCATTATCTATGTTCCTACGCATGAACATTAGAAAGTCAGTTGGTTGATCCCCATAACCCCAAACTTCTTTTCTGAGTTGCATATTAAGAAGTCTAGCAGCAACATATTGGTAGTTCGGGGATGATGTTGATATTAGGTCGTTAGCCGATTTGATAAGAATCTTATGAATTTCTGAGCTACTGATCCCATCATATAGGGACAGGTTTGCGTTCATTTCAACGTCAGACAATGATACGCCATTAATACCTTTGACAGCCCAGCTTACAACTTTATGGATCTTTTCAACAGAGAAATCTTCTTTTGATCCATCTCTTTTTGTAACCTGCATCTAGTTATTCCTTGTATTATACAAAAGTTGTCGATTTCTTTGGGTAGTTCACTCTATTATAGTCTACGAAACCGAAATTGTCAAGCGGTAAATATAAAAAAACCCACAATATCAGCAGTCAAGAGATACTGTGGGTTTGGTTTAGTCTTTTTGTTTTATGCTTAATTCTACTCCATCACCAATGTCAATGATTAGATAATTTTCACCGTTACGTTTGGTGAATTTTATTTTATCCATGACTCTTTTTGCTTTGTCAATATCGGTTTTTTCAATACCATATTTTTTGAGAACGCTTTCTAGGATACCATCAATTAAACTCATTGATTGGCACTCCAAGCGATTGCTTCTAAGATTTCTACCAAATCTTTTCTTTTGTCAGGTGTCAAGGCTTGATTATCTAAACCTATAGTGTTTTGAACAGCACTTTCTACGGCATCTCCAAGACCATCGTATTTACCTGCAAACTTTGTATTAAAATGTAAAAGCCCAGACATAAGATTAAAGTTAGAAAATGTTTCAGTTGTTTTAATTACTTGTGAATCATCTTCAACCACATCTGCTACTTCTAAAAAATAACAAGAAACTAATTTGGCATCTTCTTTAGAGAAATCTATTTCACTAATTGGTCTTACTAACTCTTTATTTTCTAATGAAGGTTCAGTAATTTTTACTTCCGGTTCATTAACAACTTCTACATTATCTTTAAACCAACCAATTGTTGACTCACCAAATAATCCTACGACAACTAGAATAAACGCTAGTCCAATTCTTAAATTGTTGCTCATACTTCCTCCTCCTTTGGGGTAGAAATTACGAAAAGGGGAAAGATCTTTCTTAATTCTCTTGAAGCATCATGCATATCTTGCGATTCACAACACTGTAAAAGATGATCCCAACACTCAACAACATCAACCAACCCATCGCAAGTATCTTCCGTGTCTTGTTCTGGTGGTTCTGGTACAGGTTCAGGTTGTTTACTTTGTGGAATAAAACCCTTAGCCTTTTCCCAAAAGATCGGTGCAACAAGGATACCCGCCAAACCAATCATTACCCACTGAAACATAGTCATTAGTTTCCTCCGATTTCTCTTAAAATATTATTTAATTCTTTTTCCGATAAATTTTTACCAACATCTATGAAAGCACCGTACATCGTCTTTCTACGATTACCGGACTTTACTTTTTTTCTTATCTCTCTCTTCAAAAACAACTTAAACAACCAAGACGGGTTGCGAAGTTCCCCTTGAATTTTTTCAGCACTTCTACAATTCCACCACAATCTAACAAGATTTATAATAATACTTATAATCAGTGTTACAGTTGCGGGGTCAATTCCAAAGTTTTGATCTTTTGCTGATATGTGAGAAGATATTCTATTTGCTACTTTTTCTAGATCATTCATTGTCGTCTTCCAAAACGGATACGGGAATATTTTCATCTATAGATTTAATCATAGTATCACTATCTTTAAAACCAATAGATCTGTACATTACATTTGACAACTTATCTTTATCTAAAAGTATCACGGTTGGATATTTTTCAACTTTGTAATACTTAAAAAACTCACTGTGTTTTGGATTGTCTACATCTAACAAGATGAGTTCTATGTTCTTATTCTTAAAAAATTGCTTAACATCTTTATTTTCCCAAGTCTCTTTCTTTAACTTTTCGCAGGGGGCACACCACTTTGCACCGAAATGGTACACATAATATTCATCTTCTTGTAGATAAGCTGACTTTTCGCAGGCTTTACAGCCCGGACATTCGGTTCTGTGACCATCACCTTGAACAATCCAACCAGAGCCATCGCAAAGTTCTTCATTTTCTTCATCGTCTGGGACTACAGGATTAACCATTGATGCTAAGGCTATTCTCGTAGAAATAAATGCTCTATAGTCTGGATGACTTTCTACATGCACACTTGGTGATGGCATACAACCAGAGAGCAGCAGACAAAATAATACTAAA